GTATTGCTATTGCATTATATGGTGGTAAGAGACTATGGGACGAATTAGAAAACATCAAAGACGAGCGTGAACTAGATAAAATGATTAGATCGTTTGTACCTAACCCACAAGAAGTTGAAAAAGAACTAGAACTTGCAATGGCCGAAGATGAAGTTGCCGAATTAAACCTATTTAAAGAAACAAACAACGAAGATCCTAAACAGCAAGACCCAAACAAACTAAAAGTACTTGACTGGGTTGGTTCACGTAATGATGGTAAAGAACATTTTTTAAGTTTCTTTGTAAAAGGAGCCGCTTGGAGTGGTAGATTACTTTTTATTAAGCCAGATGCCGCAAAAGCATTTATGAAAAAGGTCGAAGATAATCCAGAACACGAAGCACGTATTAAAAAAATGCTTACTAGTATTGAAACAACATCAAAACTATTCACACAACTAAACATTGATCATCAAGTAAGACGAGCGAGTTAATATCATGGATATTGCAGACTTAAAACGACTTGCTGGTATAAATGAGTTTAAGGGCTATACTGAATACTCGTTAGAAAACATTAGTGACGCCGCAAATAGTAATCGCAAAAAAGAAAAAGAAAAGAATATTAAACCAGGTGATAAAGAATGGTTTAAGTTATGGTTCAGCCAGCCTAAAATGATGAATCAAAACATGCCAAAAGGGTTTAGAGGTAGAAAATGAAGTTTAAAAATTTAAAAGATCTTGAAAACTCTATACCTAAGCCAGGTAGTTTCAAACACGCACTACGTAAAATCGAAGAACACGGTCGTATTGTGCAAGGTGTCAATACTACTGACGATGTAGGACCTAACGAAATCAAAACGCAGACGGCCAAGTTTGGTAATACTGTAGATAAAGACGGAAGACCGCCTACTTTAAGTAAAAAAGTAAGAGGTGCTAGTACTAATGTGTTGTTTAATCTAAAAGAACACATAGAGTCGGTTGACAAATCCGATGACCATGTGTTACAATACACTATGTTAGAGGCAAAATTAGGCGAGATAGCGTCAGCAAGTAAGATATATGTTGACATGGACGGAGTATTAGCAGACTTTTTTGGAGAGTGGGCTAAACTAATGCAAGTTGATCATTATTCAAAGATCGACAATATTGATATTGATGTAGCACTACAAAAGATTCGTGATACAGAGCAGTTTTGGTTAGACTTACCATTACTTCCACAAGCAAAAGATCTATTAGGATTAATTAAAAAAGTAAAAGGCGAATATTATATTTGTAGTACTCCCCTTGCAGACGATCCTAAATCAGAACCACACAAGCGTGAATGGATTAAAAAGAATTTAGCATTTTTTCCTCCTAAGGGTGTGTATATTACACACAACAAACCACAGTATGCAAAAAATAAAGACGGTACACCAAACATATTAATTGACGACTTTGGTAAAAACGTTGATGCATGGGATGCCGCTGGCGGAACAGGATTTAAATACAAAGATCACAAGTTTGAACGTACAGCAAAAGAACTACAACAGCACATGAATGAACCTGTAGAAGAAGGCGATCATATACCAAATCCTAAAAATTCATTTGTTACTAAATCAGATACTGCATACGACTTTATTAAGATAGGTACAAACTTAGCAAACTTAAAAGATATGCCAAAGGGATCTAATGCCGACGAGCCGGACATTATGATTTCTCCATACGCTGGTAAAAAAGAAATGAAGTACTTGCAAAAGGAACTAAAAAGAATTGGGTACGATGTACAAGACAATGATGGTTATCAAGATGCACACTACGACGAAAGTATCACAGGCGGTGAAGCACCTCCACAAATAAAGAACGAAGGACGACTAGGTAGACTAAAACTTAGTAAAATGCGTCCAGTACAAAAGAAACGCAAGTACCATAAACTGTTTAATCAATTAAAAAGAATAGGCGAAGACAATTTGTCACCTATTACTGTAGACAAACATGGCCATATTGTAAACGGACATCATCGTTATGACGCACTACGTTTAGTAGGCGAGGAATATGCAACTGTAAGAATGTTAGATGTGCATGTTTCAGAAACAATGAATGAAAATTTTGCAGACGGTAAAAAAAAGGGCAAAAGCAAGCCAGGTAGAGTAAAGAAATCTGGTGCTAGTTGCAATGGCAGTGTAACACAGTTACGCAAACGTGCTAAAAATGCAAGTGGTGAAAAGGCTAAAATGTATCACTGGTGTGCCAATATGAAGTCCGGACGCAAAAAGAAGTAGTAAATATAGCATAGGAGTGCTTATGGAATATTTTTTACTACCAGATTTAAACATCAACAAACCGTTATTTGAAGCCTTAGTAAAGTCACAATGTGAAACTTGGGGACACTTTGGCACAGGCCGCTTTAAGTTTTATTCAGGCTTACCCGATGACTTTACATTAGATTATCTTGATGAAACTTTTAAAAATGCAGGTGATATTGTTACTAAAGTACTCTTTAATAGAGTAAAGGCTAATAATATTATTGGGCCGCATAGAGACTACGGACGTGGTTGTACTATTAATATTCCTATTTGTGGCGACTTTCCTAACAGTAGTTTAGATGCATACACACTTACTGATCCAGTCAGTGTTGTTAGTCCTAACGAAGAACTTATGCCTTCTGAAGAAAGTTTATTTTATCCGCATAGTGAAATACAAGAACAAATTAACTATACTGTTCCTATTTGTTTTGATACAAGAGTACCACATGGCGTTACTAATCAAACAACTGAAGATAGATTTATATTAGGTGTTACATTTCACGATAAGTTTAAAGTTGGTAACCTTAAAGAAATGTACGAAGCAGGCGAATTGTTGTCATGATTGTAAATGGTGTACAGACTCAAGCAAATCCTTATGAAGATGGATTGTGGGTAACATTGATGTGTCCGCATAAATACATTACAGAGAAGCAATTAATTGTCGAAGACTATATGAGTCAACAGCAACGAACGCAACAAGGATTGTTTGAACCATTAGGAGATCAGATCGATGAAGTTTAAAGAGTTTATGGAGACTACATCAGCAGGCGGAGTAGCGGCTGTTGCAATGCCATTAGGTGCAGTGCAATCACGTACAGGACCTAAAAAGAAAAAGAAGAACACGACTACTAAGGAAAGTGGTTTACAACTAAATACTACTGTAATTCGGAGCAATAGAAATGAAGCAAAGTGAACTATTAGAAGCAAGAGATACACACTGTTCAGACAAGTGTTGCGGAAGTGATGTTAAAGCACAAGACTGTAAATGTCCTCCAACTTGTAAGCATTGTAACTGTAATGCTAAGAACAAAATGGACGAAGGTTTAGCAGAACTAGCAGGGGCGGCTGAAAGAGATCACGAAGTTCAAATGGCACGTGCCGAATTATATAAAATTGCAAAATATGCAATTAAACTACACGAAATTTTAAAAGGTGTTTCAGAAGCAGAAGGCATTGAAGGTTGGATGCAAAGTAAAATCACTAAGAGTGCAGACTATATGAGTTCAGTTTATCATTCTATGGATTATGAAAATAAATTTAGTGGTGATCCTGAGCAAGACCTAAAAGCAAGTTACGAAGATCTAGAAGAAAAAGAAACTAAAGAAGGCAAAAGCCCACATGCTAAAGGTACTAAAAAGTACAAGAAGCACATGGCCGCAATGCATGCTGAAGGTACCTATAAGAATCATTTACAAGCAAAACTTGACGAAGCAAGTGCTTGTGCTGATGACTGCGACGACTGTAACTGTTGTTCCGAGTGCGGCAATCCAAGTTGGAAAAATGTCTCTGAAGACAAGAAAAAAGGTAGTCACGGTAAAGTATGCTGGAAAGGCTATCGCAGAGGCGAAGGCAACAGTTGTCATAGAGTCAAAGGCGACGGCTAAAACATCCAATAATTAAAAAAATCTCTTGACAATCACCTAAATACACTGTATAATAAAAGTTGTTATATAATATTTAGGAGAAAAGCATGAGTAGTCGTACCTATGGCGGTGAAGAAAAAGCAAAACTAGAACGTCTTGTTAACGAAGGTGTAACAGTATTGCAAGAAGTAGAAGATCTACAATTAGGATTAAGAGAAACTGTTAAAGCAGTAGCAGAAGAACTTGATATCAAACCAACACTTATCAACAAAGCGATTAAGATTGCACAAAAAGGCGAATGGGCTAAAGTTGCAGACGACTTTGATGACTTAGAAACACTAGTTGCGACAGTTGGGCGTGACAAGTAATGCAAAAAATTAAAGACTTTTGGATTAATAGTTATAAAAGTGATTACATAGCATTTTACTTTGAACTTGTTAGTTTTATCTTTACAGTCGGTGCAAGTTTAACTTTAGCATTAACAGCAAGAGACCCAAATATGTTAATTGTGTATCCGGCATTCTTTGTTGGTAGTGCTACACAGTGTTATGCATCTTATCGAAGAGGCGCCGCATGGGTTATGTTGTTAACAGGTTGGTTTGTATGTGTTAACATCTTTGGATACGGAGTTGCATCAGCATGGTGGTAAAGCCTTATCAATGGCTAGCGTGGGTAGCAACAGTATGTTTGCTGACAGCCGCTACACTAGCCGCATTTAATGTTTACCCTTTGTACATTTGGGCATTCATTATTAGTAACAGTCTATGGATACTTGTTGGTGTCCTATGGAAAGAAAAAAGTTTGATTGTTATGAACGCAGGATTAACTGTAATTTATGTGGCAGGTTTACTCTTTTGAAGATACTAATTGCTGGAGATAGTTTTGCGGCTGAATGGCCGGGCAACAACGGTTGGGTTAAATTACTTGCCGGCAAAGAACAAAAGATAAAAGAACACGATGTAACAAACATTGCACAAGCCGGCGTAGGCGAATACAAAATACTCGATCAACTACGTGGGCAAACACTAGATGACTATGATGCAATTATCGTTAGTCATACTAGTCTTAGCCGTGTACACACACGTAACCACCCATTACATAATGAAGGCTTACATAAAGATTGCGACTTGATTTGGTCTGACATTGAGAAAAGAAACACATTTCTCAATCCAAGTTTAAAAGCCGCAAAAGGTTATTTTGAACATCACTACGATGATCGATATTACCAAACAATATACAGTTTACTTAGAAAAGAAATTAATCAATTATTACAAGGCAAAGTGTACATAAGCATGTCGCATATAGAAGTAGCAAGAATGTTTATATACGAAGACCATCACTTAGATTTTAGTGAATGGTGGTCTAAAAACAAAGGTACAGAAAATCACTACAGCAAAGTCGGCAACCAGACCGTCCATAAAATAATTGTTGACACACTCAACAAACTGTGTTAATATAGTATATAATACACGCCCAAGAGGCATGCAGAAAGCACGTTGGCTATAAGCAACGAAGGAGAACAATGAGTTACGTAGACGCACACTTTGACCGCGACTCTGACATTATACGTGTCGTAGAGCGCAAAGACGGCAAGCGGGAATACCGCGAGTATCAATCCAAATATACATTCTATTACAAAGACCAGCGAGGCAAGTACAAAAGCGTGTACGGTGATCCGCTGAGTCGTATTGTATGCAAAAGCACAAAAGACTTTAGAAAAGAAGTTGCTATTAACCGCGACAAAGAACTTTTTGAAAGCGACATTAATCCTATCTTCCAATGTTTGAGTGAAAACTATCTTAATCAAGATGCTCCTAAACTAAACATTGCGTTCTTCGATATTGAGACTGACTTTGATCCAGAGAAAGGCTTTGCTGATCCTAGTGATCCGTTTATGCCTATTACAAGTATTAGTGTATACTTACAGTGGCTTGACACAATGGTATGTTTAGCAGTGCCACCTAAGACACTTACAATGGAACAAGCAAAAGCAGAACTTGAAGGCATTGAAAATGTAATCTTGTATGAAAAAGAAGGTGAAATGATTGACACTTTCTTAACACTAATTGAAGATGCTGACATACTAAGTGGTTGGAACAGCGAAGGATATGATATTCCTTATACAGTAAACAGAACTAGTCGTGTACTAAGCAAAGATGACACACGCAGATTCTGCTTGTGGGGACAACTTCCTAAGAAGCGTATGTATGAAAAGTTTGGCAAGGAAAGCGAAACGTTTGACTTGGTTGGTCGTGTACACTTAGACAGTTTGAACTTGTATCGTAAGTACACATATGAAGAGCGTCATAGTTATCGACTAGATGCTATTGGTGAGATTGAAGTAGGTGAAAACAAAGTTGCATATGAAGGCACACTTGATGCACTATACAACAATGACTTTAGAAAGTTTATTGAATATAACATTCAAGATACTGCATTACTTGACAAACTAGATAAGAAACTACGTTTTATTGATCTTAGTAATGAACTAGCACACGCAAACACTGTTATGCTACAGACCACTATGGGTGCTGTTGCTGTTACAGAACAAGCCATTGTTAACGAAGCACATCACAGAGGCTTACAAGTTCCTAATCGTAAAAAGTATGACGACGAAGCAACACAAGCCGCAGGTGCATATGTTGCGTTTCCTAAGAAAGGTTTGCATAAGTGGATTGGATCAATGGATTTGAATTCACTGTATCCTAGTGTTATTCGTGCATTGAATATGGCTCCTGAAACAATTATAGGACAAATACGTCCGGAACATTCTGAGCAACGTGTACACGAAGACATGACTCTTAAAAAGAAGTCGTTTGCAGGCAGTTGGGAAGGTAAATTTGCAACAGAAGAATACGATGCTGTTATGGAGCAAAAGCGTGATACTGCACTAACTGTTGACTGGGAAAACGGTGGCAGTGATGTGTTATCCGGTGCAGAGATTTACAAACTTGTGTTTGATAGTAATCAGCCTTGGATGCTTAGTTCAAACGGTACTATCTTTACTACAGAGTTTGAAGGTGTTATTCCGGGCATCCTAAAGCGTTGGTACAGTGAACGTAAAGACCTACAAAAGATGTTAAAGAAAGCAAAGGATGCAGGCAATGCGGCAGAAACTGAATACTGGGATAAGCGACAGTTAGTTAAGAAGATTAACTTGAACAGTTTGTATGGTGCTATTCTTAATCCAGGTTGTAGATTCTTTGATAAGCGTATTGGTCAATCAACAACACTAACAGGACGTACTATTGTTAAGCACATGAGTGCAGAAGTAAACAAAGTCATCACAGGTACATATGATCACATAGGCGAAGCAATGATATATGGTGATACTGACTCTTGCTACTTTAGTGGATATCCTACACTTAAAAAAGAAATTGATAACGGAACACTACCTTGGGATAAAGATAATGTAATTACACTTTATGATCAAGTATGCGAAGCGGCTAATGCTACATTTCCAAACTTTATGATGGATGCATTCCATTGTCCAAAGAGCCGTTCAGACGTTATTGCGGCGGCTAGAGAAATCGTTGCTGAAAGCGGACTGTTTATTACTAAGAAGCGTTATGCGGCATTAGTATATGACATTGAAGGCTTTAGAAGTGACGTCGATGGTAAGCCTGGCAAGGTCAAAGCAATGGGCTTAGACTTGCGTAGATCAGATACACCTGTGTTTATGCAGGAGTTTTTAAGTGAACTATTACTAATGGTGCTTACTGATGTTCCGCAAGAAGATGTGCTTGAACGTATTACTGTATTTCGCAAGGAATTTAGTGAACGCCCTGGTTGGGAGAAAGGTTCACCCAAACGTGCAAACAAAGTAGGACACTATCGCCGACTAGAAGAAAAGCAAGGCAAAGCAAACATGCCCGGACACGTAAGAGCAAGTCTCAACTGGAATACACTCAAGCGTATGAACGGCGACAAGTATTCGCAAGAGATTGTTGACGGTATGAAAGTTATTGTTTGTAAACTAAAACAGAATCCGCTGGGTTATACAAGTGTTGCGTATCCTACAGACGAACTACGTATTCCAGATTGGTTTAAAGAACTTCCGTTCGATGATGCGGCAATGGCAGAAACTATTATTGATAATAAACTAGACAACTTGATTGGTGTGCTTAACTATCCACTAGAAGATACTAAGCGTCACAATACATTTACTAGTTTGTTTGACTTTGGAGAATAATTGTGTGGGCATTAGTTTTTATATATTTTTATGAAGTTACACCATATGCAGAACTTGTTACTGTACACGAATCAATGACAGAGTGTTTCCAAGCAAGAGAAGCATTAAGTGCAGAAGTTGGTAAAGGTAGCGGTTATTTCAAACCAGAACAACAAGCAATTTGTATTAATATGAACGAGAGTTAATTATGAAAGTAAATGTAAATGATATTGGCGGGGAAGTTATTAAACAAGACGATAGGTATGTTGTAAAAGACAATACAACATTAACTAATCTTACAATTAGCAGTACACGTTTACAACCACGTAAAGCAACAAGTGGACATTCACATGCCGGGCAGGAAGAAGTATATTACTTTATTGAAGGCACAGGCAAAATGGAACTTGACGAAGAAATGATCAAAGTTGAGCCGGGTGATGTAATACTAATCGAGGATGGTGTATTTCACCGTGTACACGCAGGCATGTATGAAGAACTATACTTTGTATGCGTATTTGATAAAACAAGGAAGCACACATGAAAGTAGGATTTACATGTAGTACATTTGATTTATTACACGCAGGACATTTAATTATGTTGCGTGAAGCAAAAGAACAATGCGACTATCTTATTTGTGGATTGCAAGTTGATCCTAGTGTAGACAGAGCAGAGAAAAATGCACCAGTACAAACTGTAGTAGAACGCTACACACAACTAAAGGGTGTTGAGTATGTAGATGAAATTATTCCATATGGTACTGAGTCAGACTTAGAAGATATCCTTAGTATGTACCCAATTGATGTACGTATACTAGGTGAAGAATATCGAGACAAAGACTTTACAGGCAAAGATATTTGTCGTAAACGTGATATTGAATTACACTTTAACAAGCGAGACCATCGTTTTAGTACAAGTGATTTACGGAGAAGAGTTTGTGAATAAATTTATATTTGATGTTGACGGAACACTAACCCCAAGCAGGGGAAAAATGGACGAAGAATTTTCAAAGTTCTTCTTTGACTTTTGTACTCTCAATCGTGTCTATCTTGTTACAGGCAGTGACAAGCCTAAAACAGTTGAACAAATAGGTAATGTAATTTATGGCATGGCTAAACGTGTATACAACTGTTCAGGTAGTGAAGTTTGGGAAGGCAATGATAATGTCCGAACAAGCAATTGGAAACTAACTAGACGTGGGTATCAATGGTTAGAAAACGTATTAGAAGAAAGTGCATTTGTATTACGCACAGGAAATCATATAGAAGTAAGATCCGGTATGGTTAACTTTAGTGTTGTAGGTCGAAATGCTACAGTAGGTGAACGTAAATTGTATGTAGAATACGATGAAGAGTTTAATGAACGTAAAAATATTGCTGATTTATTTAATTTAGAGTTTCCTAATTTACTTGCTACAGTAGGCGGTGAAACAGGAATAGACATTGCTCCACAAGGCAATGATAAAAGTCAAATCTTAAAAGACTTTGACGACAATGACGAACTGCACTTTTTTGGTGATGCTATGTTTAAAGGCGGTAATGACTATCCTTTAAAAAAAGCATTATGGGAACGTGGTAACAGTTCTACCCACGAAGTAAGTGGTTGGGAAGAAACATGGGAGATCCTTCATGCATATTATGCTAACAGGACATAGAGGCTACATAGGTAGTCACTTATTAGAAAGACTAACCAAAGACCATAGCGTAGTAGGTTTTGACTTGCAAGACGGACAAGACTTATACGATGTAGAATTCAATGAAGAATTTGACTTAATTATACACCTAGCAGGTAAAAGTGGTGTAAGACAAAGTATGGACGACCCTGCTGGTTACTGGCGTAATAATGTTGAAGTAACTAAGCGTATTTTAAATAGATATGCCGATGATACTCGTATACTATATGCGAGTAGTTCAAGTGCTTACGAGCCCGATTTGAACCCTTATGCGGCGTCTAAGTATGTAATGGAAGAAGCCGCAGAACGCTTTCCTGATACGTTAGGCATGCGTTTCCATACAGTGTATGACCATAACCCACGTAAGGGTATGTTTATGCAAAAACTAATTGACGGAGAACTAGAATACGTTACTAATCATTATAGAGACTTTATTCATCTTGATGATTTATGTGATGCTATTGAACTGTTAATAAAAAGTAGGTATTCCGGTACAGTTGATATTGGTACTGGTGTTCCGTTTAAAGTCCGTGACTTTGCAGATAATTTACCCATTCGTCTAAATACCCCGAATGAGAGGAATTGGACTTGTGCAAATATGGATAGAATGAAGACTTTAGGATTTAATCCAAAGCGTAGCATAGAAAAAGTCTTGACAAATATGCCAAAAGATAATATAATAAAACTTGAAATAGGAGAAATTACATGAAAGACATTCTACAAGATGTTGTTGCCCACACCCATAACTTAGGCTTTTTAGCACTGGTAAAGGTTAGTAATGACGATGGTACTGTAATCGATTCAATGGCTGAAGATCGTTCAGTTATTTTATCAGGAAATGCTCACTCAGCAGTAGGTGAGTTTGAAGGTACCTTTGGTATGCCTAACTTAGATAAGTTAGCATTACACTTAAAGAACCCAGAATATAAAGACAACGCAAAGATTGATGTTGTTAAAGCAGAACGCAATGGTGAAATGATTCCAACACACATTCACTTTGAAAATGCAACTGGTGACTTTGAAAATGATTATCGCTTTATGAACAAAGCAATTATTGAAGAAAAACTAAAAACTGTTAAGTTTAAAGGTGCAAGTTGGGCTGTTACATTCCAACCAAGCATGGCAAGTATTGCACGTATGAAACTAATGAGTGCGGCGCATAGTGAAGAGCCTACATTTAATGTACTAACTAAAAACGGAAACCTTGTGTTTAGTTTTGGTGATGCAAGTACACACGCAGGCGAGTTTGTATTCCAGCATGATATTGAAGGTACACTAGCACACACTTGGAGTTGGCCAGTAGCACAAGTACAAAGCATCTTAAACTTAGATGGTGATCTATCAATGAGCATTAGTGATCAAGGCGCAATGCAAATTAGTGTTGACAGTGGTATGGTAAAATACGACTATATCCTTCCAGCACAGAGCAAGTAATGAACAGAGATTTAACAGCGACACAGAACGATTATGCACACTTCTTACCCGCACTAAGTGGCTTCTATGCAACTTATGTAGGTAAGCAACGGCATCTGGATCCTGTTAAAGGTCCTTACATTGAAGATACACGTATACCAGCAAACTGGAATAACGGTGTAGAAAGTCTTAACTATCTTAATTCAAAAGAAGGAGCGTTCACATACAAATGGACGCTTTACTCTGCTGGACATGCTGATTTAGATACAGCAAAGATTGTGCCTAAAGAAGATATGGTACGGAATAGAGATAGAGCAAACACATGGCTACTTGGCGACTCAGGTGGTTTCCAAATTGGTAAAGGTGTTTGGGAAGGCGACTGGAAGGATCCTAACTGTCCAAAGGCTCAAAAGAAAAGAGATGGTGTATTGCGTTGGATGGACGCTTACATGGACTACGGAATGATACTTGATATTCCGGCGTGGGTAGCACGTTCACCTGAAGGTGCAAAAGCAACAGGCATTAGTACATATGCAGAAGCAGTTGCCGCGACACGCATCAACAACGACTATTGGATGAAGCATAGAACAGGTGCTTGTAAATTGTTAAATGTTTTGCAAGGTGAGAATCATGCAGACGCTGATGATTGGTACGAGCAAATGAAAGACTATTGTGATCCAGTTAAGTATCCTGACACACACTTTAATGGATGGTCAATGGGTGGACAGAACATGTGCGATGTGCATTTGGTTCTTAAACGCATAGTTACATTGTATTATGATAACCTGCTACAACAAGGTGTACACGATGTAATGCACTTCTTAGGCACATCTAAACTAGAGTGGGCTACATTACTAACAGACGTACAACGTGCTATACGCAAGTACTATAACCCTAATATGATGCTTACATTTGATTGTGCTTCACCTTTCTTAGCAACTGCTAACGGACAAGTATACATTCAAAATGAAACTCCTGACAGAGGCAAATGGACTTATCGAATGGTGCCTAGCATTGATGATAAGAAGTATGCAACTGACACACGTACATTTAAGGATGCTGTACTACAAGACGGTCTCTTTAAGAACTTTGAAGATTCACCAATAACTGATGGTATGCTTGTAAGTGACGTATGTACATACAAACCCGGAGACCTAAACAAGATAGGTAAAGAAGGAAAGACATCATGGGATAGTTTTAGTTATGCTATTCAAATGGGTCACAATGTATGGAGTCATGTAAACGCAGTACAAGAAGCAAACAGACAGTATGACGCAGGTGTTATACCTAAGATGCTTGTACAAGAGCAGTTTGATAGAATTACATTTAGAGATGTTGTAGAGGAAATATTCTCCGCAGGTTCGAAAGAAGCATCACTAGAATTGATTGAAAAGTATTCTAAGTTTTGGATGGCTATTCCAGGCACCAGAGGTGCTATTGGTAAAAAGACTGTAAACAGTTCTACGTTTTTTAATTCGCTATTTGAAGTAGAAGATACTCCTGTAGTTGATGATGAACTAGACGAAACCAAGTTGGAGGAACTAGAAGATGAGCAATTATAGTGATCAACATGATAAGATTGCAGTACACTTACAAGAATTGTATAAACGTCATAGAACACTTGACGAAGAGATAAAAGTGTTGTATAATAGATTTGTAGAAGATCATGAACTTAATCTTTTAAAAACTAAGAAACTTTGGCTTAAAGATGAAATACATAGACTAGAAACTGAACTAAAGGCATTATAATATGAAGCGTGATTACGAAAGCGGCGTAAGCGACACTCCTATATTCTTTACAGGCGTAGAAGTTGAAAAGACTCCTGCGTTTGGAATGAAGACACTGTTTGTTACAGGCGTACAACCTTGTGATGTTATACAAGAGCATTATGACTATCAACAATGCGAACACATTTTCTTTGGTGCAAATCATAGTTTCAATCCAGGTATAGACTTTCCTAAAGATGCCGACGAATGGACACCTTGGGAAAATATGATCAAAGCATTTTTGACTGCTGATAAACTGTGTAGTTTAGATATTCCTATTACACTTGCAGAAGCATTTTTAGAATCAGGACTAACTGAATATGAAAACTTTATTCCACAACTACGCATTCCATTGCCTTATGTGAAACAGTGGAACTATAACACAATGATTAAGATTGATGATAAAGACTTTAAGGCAACTAACCCAGGTGTCTGGTGCCATAGTTTACACGATTTAATGGATAGAGAAAAATTCACTGATTGGGGCAAATACGGCCTTGACAAAGTTATTAAATGAAAGTATAATAGTACTATGACACAACACGAATCGTATTATAATTATATGGGACGCAGAATGAGAGAAGAGGATGCAAAAATGGCAAACTTAAATGACAATGCAACTAAAAGCATTTGGGTAACATTTCGCAAAGAAGGTGTACATATGTACCCTGGTGCAGATACAGACCCTAAACTAGCAACCGGCGATTGGGATGACGTATCATTCCTTGGTATTCCACATCGTCATATTTTTCACTTTAAAGTTCGCATCGAAGTGTTCCACAACGATCGCGATATTGAATTCATTCAGTTTAAACGCTGGATGGAACGGTTGTATGCACAAGATGTAATACAACTGGATCATAAGTCATGCGAAATGATTGCAGACGATTTGAACCAAGAAATTACTACAAAGTACCCTGGCCGCTTTGTAGAAATTGATGTTGCCGAAGACGGCGAAAATGGCTGTAATAACCACTATCCCAATCAATAAACAACGTGCTATTAAAGGAAACAAGAAAATGGCAATTAAATTTAATCGTGACGCTTACACTAAAGTATTCAACGATTTGGATAAGTTCCGCGACTTTTGTCGCTTTGAAGGTAAGGTCTTTAATGAGAAAGATCTTTATAAAAATGATGCTCCGGTATGGATTGCATATAACAAGCATCAAGGCTGGTTACGTGCGATTGCACGTAACGGTGGTAGAAAGTTTAACTCTCGGAGAAACTAATGACTATCTATATAGTAGACATTGAAGCAGTTGACACACGCTATACCAAGCAATGGAAGGAACACCTTCCGAGTCAAATGCGGCATGCTACAAATGAAGATGTCGTTGTTATCAGCGGTGGGGAAACGCCTCAGGCAACTACGCCTGGGGCTTTCCTTAACTTTGGCGGTACCAACGTTTATAAATCTAAACAACTTGAAACTATAGGAGAAATGTTCTGTGACGGACGGGTGGAAGACGGTGATTATTTTCTCTATACTGATGCCTGGAACCCTACAGTTATTCAACTACGCTATATGGCAGAACTACTGGGTATTGATATTATCATTGGTGGTATGTGGCATGCAGGTAGTTATGATCCGGAAGATTTTCTAGGCAGACTTATAGGTGATAAACCTTGGGTAAGACATGCTGAACAATCAATGTATGAATGTTATGATGATAATTATTTTGCTACAAAGTTTCATATAGATTTGTTTAGTAATAGTTTAGAAATGAATAAGAAAAATACACATCGTGTAGGTTGGCCTATGGAGTATCTAAAGAGTAGTTTAGATAGTTACACTGGCATGGAGAAGCGAGACTTGATCTTGTTCCCACATCGTGTTGCTCCTGAAAAACAAGTTGATATCTTTAGAGATCTTAAAGAACGTTTACCACAATATGAGTTTGTTGTGTGTCAAGAACAAGAACTTACAAAGAACGAATACCATAACTTGTTAGGCGAAGCAAAGATTGTGTTTAGTGCTAACTTACAAGAGACATTAGGTATTAGTTGGTACGAAGGTGCATTAGTTGATGCTATTCCTATGGTGCCTGATAGACTTAGTTACAGTGAAATGGCATTGCCTGAATTTAAATATCCAAGTGAATGGACTGAAGATTATGATGCATACTTACATAACAAAGACAAAGTTATTGCACAAATTATAAATTATATGGAACATCATGATGACTTTGCAGTTAGTCTTAACAAACAAGTTACAAAACTTAACAAAGAATTTTTTAGTGGTAAGGCACTTTATAGGGTTATTGCTGATGGGGAATGAAGATATTACAATAACTCTTGATAATAGTATGTATACTGCTAGTGACGATGACGTAATTACTATAGATACAAGTACATGGGATAATAGTTTTACTACTAGTCCTTCATCAATTTATACAACAACTGGTACGTCATCTATTACTATTGGCACTGATACTTCAGAGTTTATCTACAACACTTTAGATAATTATATTGATCCAGACGAAGTAGATTGTATGTGCAAGGAATATCCAGCGTTATCTAAAGTATGGACTAACTTTAAAAGTGTATATGATATGACACTACAAGATTATAAAGGCAAAAAAGAAGTGGGAGACTTAAATGATTAAAAAACACTATTACAGTTGGGCTGACGTAGAACATATGTGTGTTAGCATTGTAAACCAAATGTATAAAGATAGTTGGAGACCTGATTATATTGTAGGTATTACACGTGGTGGTAATGTACCTGCTACTATTATTAGTAATATGACTGGTATACGTTGTGAAGCACTTAAGGTAAGTTTACGTGACGATAATAGCGACAGCGAATCTAACTGTTGGATGGCTGAAGATGCATATGGATATGTATCCAATCCAGGACCGACTGCTGGACCGCATTATAAAAACATTCTTGTTGTAGATGATATTAATGATACTGGTGCTACATTTAACTGGATTAAACAAGACTGGCAAGCAAGTTGTTTGCCCGATGATCCTAGATGGAATAATGTGTTTGGCAACAATGTTCGTTTTGCAACACTAACAGATAATCTAGCAAGCGAATTCACTAGTGACGTAAGTTATACATGTCATGAAGTAAATAAAAGCGAAGAAGATGTTTGGTTAGTTTATCCTTGGGAAAACGTAGGAGTGTATTAATGGATGTACAAATAGACAGATTAGATTTATTCCCAGTACCATTGCTCGGTGCTGACTACGAGCATGCAGAAAGTTTATCACAAACACTAGTTCCTATGTTTCAAAAAATTGAAATGGAGGATACTACTCCAACAACATATGGTAGTAATAGTTATGCTAACTATTCGTCAGGAGTAATTGAATGGGTTGAATGTAATTCGTTACGTAACTGGATTGGACAAATTGCACTAGAAGCAAACAAAATTATTGGACTAGAAAGTGATTTATCTTTTGTAGGTAGTTGGTTTGGTATACACAGACAACATGCTACATTGACGCAACACAGTCATATTCCATGTACATGGAGCGGAGTATATTTTGTACAAGCAGAAGAAGATGATGCACCGATTACATTTCATGATGTGAATAAACAGTCTAATTGGCCGTTTGCAAACGATACTGACGCAAATACATATAATACACATTCATATAGTATTACACCTAAGACAGGTCGTTTACTAATCTTTCCAAGCCATTTGCAACATTCAGTAGAACAACAACTTATACAAAGAGAACGTATTGCTATTAATTTTAACCTAAGTGCAACACAAGGACAAGCATAAATGGGCCCATGGACGGACGTACTAATTAATACAAAAGAATTTACAGTTTACAAAGACGCCTATCCAGTTACAGAAGGACATATTCTTTTTGTACCAAGAGAAGAAAATTGGCAGTCTTTGACAAAGTGTTTCGAAGCCGCATACAAATGGGGCTACGATTGGGTTGAACGTGGATATTGTGATGCGTTCAACATTGGACAAAATGTAGGTACTGCGGCAGGACAAACTGTTGAGTATCCACATGTCCATCTTATTCCAAGACGCAACGGCGATATGGAAAATCCTAGTGGTGGGGTACGCCACGTAATACCAGAGAAAGGAAAGTATCACAATGCGTGATCAATTAATTAAAGCCGCACGGATGCATGCTGAAGGTGAGTTGGAAAGAGCGAAAACAAACATTTTAGTATACATGCACCAAAGTGTTGGTATTGGTGAACATAGCGATATTGTTGAGGCAATTCAAGAAGAACTTGATAAAATGGCCACAGCAGAAGATCGTATCGAAATGCTCCGTAAACATTTTCCTATCGATGTCTAGAACACTTTTTATAGGCGATAGTCATACGTGTGGATACAAAACTGTCCCGGGCGAACAAGGCCTGGGCAGTTACTCTATATGGAATGAAAATAGTTATGTAGAAGAATATTCTAAACTACATAACAAAGAAGCAGTTGTTTACTCTATGCCGGGTGCAAATAACACATCATATGCTGACTGGATGGGCAATATGTTTAATCTATATGACGATATAGATGAAGTAATTATATTGTTATCATCACTTAATAGATTCATAATAGGTTATAATGAATTTATGACTCCAGATACAATACCAATGGATACGTTTTTATATCACGAAGGCACAAATAAAAATGGTATGGTTAATCGATACTTAGATAAAATTATTGCAGGTGATAAGGATCAATATTTGCAATTATATCAAAAGCCACACGAAGGCGATTATGATAAATTTACTGGTATTGGATTTAGTTACGAGGAAGGATTAACTAATCCAGATCTTCGTAAGAACACATATATGGAAATTAAAACATTCTTTGAACTTAACACACATTTAGAACAACGTGCGTTTTTTAAAGATGTGTACACATGGGATAACATGTGTGCTGATAGAAATATTCCTTTGTACTTGTTTAAAATGCGTGAAAGAACATTTTATCCTAATACATTAGATTTTTATGGCAAACTTAAAGCAACTACTGTTGCAGACAAAAGTGTAGAAGAATACTTTAACCAAAAGAATATTTTTCATACTACTTACTTTGAAGAAGATAAGGAACACTTTAATCAATCCTATCATAAACTAATTGCTGAAAAATTTTTAAAACACTTGACAAAACCTAAATAACAATGTATAATGTAAACATACAAATGGAGTATTAAATGAAATTACGATATAGCGAAGCATTCTATTCTGTTCAAGGTGAAGGTAAATTTGTAGGTGTGCCTAGTGTATTCTTACGTACATTCGGATGCAACTTTCGTTGTATGAACTTTGGTACTGATGAAAAACGAAACCGAACAGAATTACATGCTGATGGTATTAGATATAATGCTGAAGTTAAAGATTTAATTGATGCAGGCGTACACGAAACAACAAAAAAGTTTGAAGACTTACCTATCATTCATACAGGATGCGACACGTATGCAAGTATCTATCCTGAGTTTAAACATTTTAACAGGCAAGCAGAAGTTGAAGAAGTAGTTGAACATCTGCTATCACTTACGCCTAATGGTAAGTGGGTACAAGATAATGGACAAGACGTCCATTTAATATTAACTGGCGGTGAGCCTTTACTAGCGTGGCAACGATTATACGTTGAGTTATTTGAACACCCACGTATGAAAGACTTGAGGAATATTACTTTTGAAACAAATACTACACAACATTTACACGAAGATCTCTTTAACTATCTCAACGATCAGGACAGAATCCAAGTCACTTGGTCTTGTTCCCCAAAA